GATCTCACGTTCGTGCAGCACGTCCACGCCGATTCCCGGCTGGTGCCTGGCGCGCAGTACGAGCCCGGATCGTTTCGCGAGGTCTGCGGCCTGTTGACGGGCGCGGCGCTCTATGTCCGCTCCGAAAGCGGCCTGGTCCACGCGGCCGCGGCGCTGCGGTGTCCGACGGTGACGATCTTCGGCGGCTGCATGGATGCCGACGTCATGGGCGGGTATCCCGGGCAGACCTGTCTTGTCGACGGCGACCCGATGACCCCGTGCGGATCGTGGCGCCCGTGTGATCATTGCGCCGCCGCGATGGCGCGGCTGACGGTCGACACCGTCGCGGCCGCCGTCGCCGTCGCGGTGCAGAGGGGCGCGTATGCCTGAATTGGTCACGCTCGACAAGGCGAAGAAACACCTTGGGGTCACAACCGACGATCAGGACGAATTGATCGGCGACAAGTTGGAAGACGCGATCGGGATCGTGGTCGACTACCTGACGCGGCGGGATACGGTCTGGAATGCGGCGATGTCGGCCTGGACGCCCGACACCGTCCCGGGGGCGGTGCGCGCGGCGGTGCTGATCACGCTGGCGGAACTGCACCGGTTCCGGGGGGATGACGCGGAAGCGATCCCGCGGACGGACGTCGGTCCGTCGCGCGTCGTGCGGTCCCTGCTGGCGCCCTATCACGATCCGGGGATGGCGTAATGGCATCGATCGGGCAGCGGCGTCACCTGGTGCGGCTCGAGGACCGGCCGAAGAAGGGGCAGCCGGCGGTGATGACTCCCGATTCTGCCTATGTCGCGTTGCGCCCCTTGTCGCCGGGCGTCGACGACGAAGATCACGTGTCGGTACAGGTGGAGATGGCGTATCACCCGCAGGTCAACACGGAGACCTGGCTGGTGACGGCGAGCGGGCGTGAATTCACGGTCATGGGCGTGCAGAACGTCGACGAACAGAACCGGGATCTCGTGCTGCTCTGCCATGAGGTCAAGACCCCATGAGCGCACGCGTGACGTTCGACGGACTGGATGCCCTGTTGCGGGACATCGCGAACCTGCCGGCGGCGCTGAAGACGGACGCGCGCCAGATCGTCACGCGGCGGACGGAAGCGGCCGCGGAAGACGTGCGGCGCGCCTACCCGGAAGCCTCGAGGACGCCGACCGGCACGGGCACGCTCCGCAACCGGGTCAAGACGTTTTATCCGTCGACGACCGTGATCGTCGGGATCGTGCGAAGCCAAGCCCCGCACGCGAACATCTACGAATTCGGCACGCACCAGCGGAAGACGCGGGCCGGCTGGAACCGCGGGACGATGCCGCCGCATCCCGACGGCGACGGGGTCACGCCGCCGATCGCGCAACGGCACCGGCGGCTGATGCGGCGGGAACTGATCGACATGGTCCGGGGTCACGGATTCGACGTCACCGAAGACAACACAGGAGCGTAAGCGATGCCACTCACTGCACAGTTCAATCTGTCCCTGACCGGAAAACAGACGAGCGCGCTGGACCTGGGAACCGGCACCTTTCCATTCGCGATCAGTCTGGCGGTCGCGCTGGCCAGCGGCACCGGGGCCGACCAGGCCGATCGCATCTTCAGCGACACGCGCACGCTGGGCGCCAGCGCGACGGAAGATCTCGACCTGGCGGCGTCGCTCACCGACGCGTTCGGCGCGTCGATCACGTTCGTCAAGGTAAAGGCGGTCGTCATCACGGCGGCCGCGGCGAATACGAACGACGTCAACGTGACGCGTCCGGCGGCGAACGGGCTACCGCTGTTTCTGGCGGCCAGCGACGGGATCCCGGTCCGTCCGAAAGGCGCGTTCGTGTGGTTCGCGCCGGGCACGGGGATCACGGTGACCCCCGGGACGGGCGATCTGCTGACGCTGACGAATTCGGCGGGCGGCACCGGCGTCACCTACAGCGTCGTGATCATCGGCACTTCCGCGTAACGGCGGGAACAGGAGCATACGGCTATGGCACTCGACGAACGCCTGCACGGCAAAAACGGAAGCGTCAAGATGGATCCCGCGGGGGGATCGGCGCTGGTCACGGTCGCTGATCTCAGTTCGTGGTCGCTGGACATGTCGAAAGACCGGGTCGACGTCACCGGGTTCGGCGACACGAACAAGCGGAAGGTGGTCGGGCTGCCGGACTTCTCGGGCAACCTGGGCGGATTCTGGAACGCGGCCAGTTCACCGACGTTGTTCGCGGTGATCCTCGGCAGCGTCGCGGCGACGTTGCAGCTGATCCCGAACACGCTGGATCCGACGTACTACTTTCAGGGCCTGGCGAACATCGACGGGACGGTCAGCGTCGACAGCAAGGGCGCGGTCACCTTCTCGGGCAAGTGGGACGCGGCGAACAATTGGCTGATGGCGCCGTAATATGCCGCCGGTGAAGGCAGCGGAGATCCGCGGCGTCGTCGGCCAGGTGAAATGGCACTACTACACCGCCGCCGCGATCAACAACTACACCGTGACGCGATCGGTCCACAATGCGTGGACCCTTCGCGCCACGGTTGTTCTCTCCGACGACTTCAAAATGAGCCAGCAGCCGCTCGTCTTCGTGGCGCCGCATCAAGCCGGCGCCTGGCGCTGGCCGATCGTGTCGCACGTGATCGCCGACGGCACGCTGTCGGCCCAACTCGGACAGCCGGACGTCTAACAGGAGCCCTGTGAGCATTTCGAAATTCGTGACCCCTGGGACCACGACGATCACGCTCCCGGACGGCGACTGGATCGTGGTCAAGAATTACCTGACGGTCGGGGAGATTCGCGAAGCGGCGCGGAAGATCAACGGGGAAGGCCCGAACGGCGAGCGCATCCCGAAAGCGACGGCCGGCTATGCGCAGACCGACGCGTATCTGCTCGACTGGAGTTTGATGCGGGATGGGAAGACGGTGCCGATCGACACCGACGCGCGGCGGCGATCGGCGCTCGACGCGATGCACGGCGCGGCCTATCTCGAGATCGAGCAGGCGATCAATCGACACATCGACCAGATGGCGGCCGAACTCGAGGACGCAAAAAAAAAGACCCAGGATGGACCGACAAACTCGAAAGCGACCTAGCGATCTGTAAGTTCATGGGCTGGAGCTATCGCGAACTCTTAGATCTGCCCAGCGCGGCCTATCCGGTGCTGGTCGAGATGATCAACCGCCCCCGCGACTAAAGGGTGTCCGATGGCCGTCAACGCCAAATTCGCCGCCGACTTCCAATCGTTCGATACGGCCGTTGAAAACGCGACGGTCACGCTGCGGAAGTTTGCCAGCGAGCCGGCGAAGGTCGAGTCGGCGCTGGCGCGCATGACCGACAGCTTCAGCGGCCGGCGCCTGATCGAAGAAGCCACGCTAGCGGCCGAAGCCTTCGATCGGCTCGAGAACAAAGGATCCTTGACGACGGCGGAACTGCAACGGATCGCGACGCAGGCGGCCGCGGCCGCGGAGAAGTTACGCCTGATGGGCGCCGACGTCCCGGAGAAGATCGCCGCCCTGGCCGCGAAGCTCGAGCCCTTGCCGAAGCAATTGACCCTTGCGCAACAGGCGGCGGAAGGTCTGCGCGGGACGTTCGGCCAAATGACGGCCGCCCTGGGATTTACGAACCTGCTTAGCCTCGGCGTGTCGACCCTGAAGAACTTCGCGACGAACGCGATCGAAACCGCCGGCCGAACGGTCGATCTGGCGAAAGCCTACGACGTCTCGACCGGGGCGATTCAGCGGTGGTCTGCCGTCGTCGCGCAGGGCGGCGGGACGATGGAGGGGATCGGCAAGGCGCTCAAGAATCTCGAAACCGACTGGGCGAAGAACCGCCAGGCTGTCACCGATCTGGGCCTGTCGTATTCCGCGCTGAACGCGGCGACCCAAGAGGTCCGATTCGAAGCCGTGATCGAAGCCCTGGGCAAGATGACCAATGCGTCAGAGCGCAATCGGATCGGGGCGGCGATCATGGGGAAGGCGTGGGCGGATCTGGCGCCCAGCGCGGTCGACAACTTCAAGAAGATCTCCGACGCGACGAAGGCGGCCAGCGATGACTCGGTGCAGGCGCTCGATCGGGCCGGGGATGCCTGGGAACGGTTCAAGACGCGGGCGACGAACGCCACGACCGAAGTACTCGGGACGGCGTCGCTGATAGGCGAGGGGGCGAGTAAAAAGGGCTGGCTGGCCAGTCTGGGCGCCCTGCTCACCAATCAGCCGATCTTGCGGGAACTCGAGGACATCGGGATCGCGCAAGCGAAGTTGGCCGAAGAGGCGGACAAGGCGACGAAGTCGACCGGCGGGGCCGCCACGGCCATGCACAACTACGTGCAGGAATTGTCGGACGCGCGGGGCGAAGTCGCCGGCCTGACGACGGAGCAGCGGAAGCAGATCGCCGCCGCGCAGGAACTCGGCGTCTCCACGAAGGAGATCGCCGACGCGTTCGACCTGAGTGAAACCGCGATCCGGAAGCTGAACGAACAGACGAAGATTCAAGAAGACCTGATGGGGAAAGGACTGATCGAGAAGGCGGTCAGCCTGGCCGACGCGATGCAGCGGCTGACGAACAGCGGGCTGAAGCCGACGAAATCGAGTTTCGAAGAGATCGCCACGGCGGCGCGGGCCGCCCAGGTCGCCCTCGAGGACACCGGGCGCGCCGTCGATCCGCTGTGGAACAAGCTCGAGAAGCTCCGCACCAGCGCGCTCGGCCTCACGTCGACCGGGCTGATTCCCGACCTGTCCGAACGCTTCCGCGGGTTCGCGAGTCTGACGCCGCCGGACCTCGCAACGACCGACCTGGCCAGCAACGGGCTGATTCAGGACGCGCGGGCGCGGATCGAGATGGAGGACGCGATACAAGCGGCGATGGCGGAGACCTTCGACGCCACCGAACAACAGATCGCCGCGCAGACACAGGTCGGCGCCGCGGCGAAGCAGTCGACCGACGTCGCGATTGCGGGGTATGGGGGCCTGAAGCAAGCGGCGCTCGAGGCGGCCGCGGCGATGAAGATCGCGATTCCGGAGGGATTCGACTGGACCCAGGCCTATAAAGACTCGGGATTCTTCGTGAACGACGCCGCGAACCGGCGCCCGTTCGCGGGCGGCGAGGGACAAGGCGGCGCGGCGTACTGGGGGATGGGGGGGCTGAGCGGCGGCGCGGTCACGCTGAACATCGACGCCCGTGAAGGCAATTTCAATAACACGTCCAGCGTCGAAGCCCTGGCCGATCGAGTGATGGCGGCGCTACAA